GGTTTCTCTGCAACTGGTTTTTCCTTTTGTTCTACTTTTTCTTCTTCTAACTCTAATACCTCTACCTTCTCAACTTTTGCTGATTTCTTTTTAGACATTTTCAATCCTCCTATTTAATAGTAAAGACATAGCGTAGTTTATCTTATGCTATGTCTTTACCTTATTTGTTCTATACTATCTGGTTTCAAGGATTAGGATATTATCTTCCTCGATAATTCCTGCACCCATAATGGAATACCACGCTAATGAATGACTTCTTCCAAAGTCCTCAATTCCGCCATCCCTCATTTCAACTGGCAATGCCTCTGCCCAACCGTATGCGTTATCGCCAAACATAACTGCTTGATATACCTTAAAGGCATCTCCTTCGCTTGGCGTTACTTCGATTACTGGCTGTTGTGTAGTGCTAATAAAGATAACATCATCAATTCTTCCTATTTCCCCTGCGTAAATTGCTCCATAATCTTTTGCGTTCTTAAAGTCTGGGTCGTCTTTCAATGTTCTTGCTTGGTGTGGGTGAATGAAGCAAATGAACGCATCACCATTGAATTTCCTTACATTCTTTGTTTCTAATACTTCTACTGCGTCTTGGATTACATCACTATTAAATTCCGCTTTTCCTCTGAATTATCTGCTAATGCTTCCCTATCGGCTACCCCACCTGCGTAGTAAACATTTGGAGAAGCTAATACAACATCTCTAAACATAATGTCCGCAACTTTAGCATAGTCAAGACCTAACAATCTTGCACCACTCGCCAACACATCGTCAAAAGAACTTTGAAGTAACAACTCGGAAACCTTAACTGCGTTACCATATTCTTTTACCTCAATGTGAACTTGGCTTGCTGTTAATGCTTGAGTTCCCATTGGAGTATCTTCTTCTAATGCCCCACCCAAGTCTAAATTGTTATACCTCATAAATGTAATCTTTAATCCTGGGGTTACACCCAATTCAGTTTTCTTTGTTGCAAATTGTGCATACCTCAATACTGGCTGTGCGTGAAACATAATGTCCTTTGAGTAAACAGTTAACACCGCTTGACTCAAACTGGTAGTAGTAGTCATATCATAATTTACCTGATTATCTCCCATTATTCATTTCCTCCTTAAATTTATTTCGTTAATCCTAATTGCTTTTTAACCATTTCCCTATGTTCCGCCCATTCTTTCGGACTCATTTTCGCAATCTCCTGTGCGGTTAATTGCTTAATGCTCTTTGGCTGTTGTGGATTGGTCGGTTTAGGGACTTCAACTTTCGGCTTTTTACTTGTAGCCTTCTCCACAATCTCTTGATACCTTTGTTTTGCCACCTCAATAGAGGATAATATTTCTTCCTCTGTTTCTCCAGAAACCAAATCTAAAATTAATTCATCTCCCGCCTCCTTTAAGGCTCTTTCTTTGAATAGGTCTAATTCTTTTCGTCTAATATCCTTCTTTAGTTCTGCGACAGTTTCTGACAATTGTTGCACTTCTGTTCTTAATTCTTCTTGTTCATTTGTTGATGTTTCAGTTGACGATTTAAGTCTATTGTTAAGCAAAAGTATTTCACCCTCTAACTCTTTAATTTTCGTATCTTTCTTCTGTATCTCCGTGTATAANTTATCTTTTTCCTGTTTTCTGACCTTTTGAATAAAGTCTTTTACCTCTGGNATTTCCAGAAACTCTTGCAAATTGAACTCATCTTCTTCCTCACCTAAACTGACAGGGTTTTCGGTNTGGNTTTCAGCTACAGGGTTTTCAATAGGGTTTTCCCCTCCCNCATTTTCCTCTTTTTCCGTTGGCACATCTTCCACGATTTCTTCTGTCTTTACTTCTTCTTCATTAACCATTTCTTTCTTTTCATCTGACATTTACCTCATTCCTCCTTTAATTCTTCAAATTCAATGGTAGCGATTGTTTCACTACCTATAAGATACTGCTTTTCATACTCATACCTTTGGTAGAGTAAATCAAAATATTTGTTACGCAAGAGTTCTAATAAACCTAAATCTGGATATAATTTCTCTATTTCTGCATCTATTTTTTCAGTTATTCTGTCTATCTGTTTGAGTAAAGACTTATAGGGTTTTTCCAATTTGCTTAACGCAATTTCTTCATCAACTTCCACCTCCTCCAAATCCAAGTCTATATATGCAAGGAAGTTCGAGTAACTCATCTTTCATTTACCCTACCTCCTTAACATCTTTTTAATGATTTTTGCTAAACCGCTTTCGTCAAGACTTTCGGCGATTTTTGCACTCTCCACTATCTGCTTACTTCTATCTAATGAAGCCTTTATCCTACTATCGTAAGTCGTGTTGGTCTGGAATAAATACTGATAAGTCGTATCTGTTTTTAGTCCTCGCCAGTTCCTTGCCATTCTCTGTTCCAATTTGTAATACTGGTCGGGCAAATCCCAATGTATTGCCACATTCGATACTTCCAAGTTTAGTCCTGTTGCCCCTGCGTCTGATAATACTAATGTATTCAATGTATCACTACTTCTAAATTCCTTAATCAATCTATCCCTTTGTGCCTTGGTTAAACTGGTGCTGTAATATCCTGCTGTTTCTCCTAACCCTTCCTGCAAGGTTTTCATCGCATCCCTATCGGAAGCAAAGATTATTACCTTCTCTCCTTTATGCTTCTCAACCAATTTTTTAACTTCTGCCAATTTTAAGTTCGTATCTGGCTCTCCTGCATTTACTACCTTCCCTAACTGTCTATCCCGCCAAGCCTCTACTGATTTCTTCGATGCCCCTCTATCCCTTCTTGCTAATGCTTTTAATTCTATGTCTTTTATTTGCTCTACTTGTTCCGATGATAATCTTATTCTTCTGTTAATCGGCACGAGTTTCGCTTTAACGGGACTGTCCTTTGTCAATACCATTGGCTTTAAAGTATCTCGTAAATCCCTCAAAACTGACTCTTGGTAAAATGACGATGCTTTTGTAATATCTTTAAACTTGCTCTCAAACTTATATTTCGCTGGCATACCTGTTGGACTTAACCAATCTAAAATATCATACATATCTGTAATGCTATCCTTAATTGCTGTCCCTGTCATTCCTATTCTATATCTCGTTTTCATATCCCCTAATGCCTTAAACATATCCTTATTTAACTGGTGAATTTCGTCTACTACCACCAAATCAAATCCTGCTTTCTTTAAGGCATCAATATCATTTTTTAACTGGTTGTGGCTAATAACTGTGATAAGTTGGTCGCCTGCGTATTCCTCTAACCTTTTAGCCCTTCCCTGATATGTCATAGCCCTTACTGTTACTCCCTCTGTAAATTCCTCAATCTCATCTTTGAATTGCCTTACTAAATCATTAGGCACTACTACCAAGGACTTCTTTACCTTTCCTTCGTGGGCGAGTTCGGTTATTGTCCCCATAGCTGTATGTGTGTTGTGAGTCGCTATGAAGTTCTCGGTCAAGTATAGATGGTCTTTATCATCTATTGAGATACATTGTGCTTCCTCTTTCCCTGTTAGTTCAATGCTCTCTATAAACTTTTTACTTGAAACCTTCCTTACTCTACCCCTAGACTTCTTCCTTGTCAGTCGGAATAGCTGTGTTGAATCTTCTGCAAGGATAGAAAGCCTATAACTATCTTTTCCTTTCGTCTGTTTCAATCTAACTTTTCCTACTTGAATACCTAAACTCCTACATAAATCTGCAACATCTTCAATCAACCTCTTATTGGAAAGACATATTTCAACCCTACCTTTTTCGTCAATGTACCCATCTGTATCAAGCAACCCTTGTAGAACAGATAACCTAACTTCTTTAGAATTGAACTTATATATTTCTGGTATAAACTTTGTATCACTCAATTTTCCATAAAGTCCTAAGTCTTTGAGCTTATCGACATAGATATTTTTCTTTGAGGTCTTTACCTGCGTGATTCTGTAATCGTACTTCCCTGTCAACTTTCTAAGAGTATACCCTTTATCCAAACTTCCATATAGATAATCAAGTATCTCTTTATCCTTGGTTGAGATTGCTACGCCTTGCTTCAAATACCCATCTCCTAAGAGTAAACCTAAAAGGTATGGGTCTATTGGTACTTCTCTTGGTTTAAAGTTCGCTTCCCCTACTGGTATTGCGTACTTATTTCGATTATCACTATAACTTTGCAAATCTTTTATTAGGTCTGATGTTTCTCTTATCTTGTACCCAACCCCATAACTGTCAATGTAATCATAGTTCTTACCTACATTCATTGACCTACTACTTTTGTTTGATACTACCCATAGGTGGTCTGATGTTACTTCAACTTTAGAACCGTCTGAAAACTTCACTGTGTATATCTCCCTCTCACCTAATGGAAATAAGCCGTTTACCTTTGCTTTACCTGTTGGTGTTAGAACTTCATCACCTATCTCTAATTCGCCTATGGTCTTGTAACCTGTTGGCGTATATACCTTTGTGCTTAATGGATGCCCCTTCCCTGCCCCTGGTTTATAGTGGAACAAGGCATACTCATTTTCTTTAGCAAATCTTATTCCTGTCTGTTGGTCGGGTCTTAACTCAAAAGGCATTA